TTATGCTTTTAAGTTAAATCCGCTGGTGCTCCAACAAACAAATACCATATATTAAGAAAAAATTGTTTCATGCACTTGTTTTCCATTCTTTTGATAGTCTATCTTTTGCTTTTGGTTCTAATTTATTAAGTCTAAATGTTAATACTTTTTTATCGCCTTTACTTGTTACAATAACAGGTTGTCCATGACTGTCTTTTTTAATATCTTTAATTTTTGTTGATACATTTCTAAAACGTCCAACTTCAACCATATCACCAACTTTTAATGTTAATGTTAAAGACTTCATAATGGCTTATCCTTTTTATAGTCATCCCAACCTGTGTAATTATTTGGAACTTTAATTGTTTCAATAGTTGTTGACCATACACCAGGATTTGTTGCTTCAAAATCTTCATCATCAAGTTTGATATTAATTGTGCCTTTTACTTTTTCAATATTAGGTACAGGTATAGCATAAGTTATACTAAAATTTGGATTTGATAAAAAGTTTTTAATTTGGGTTGGAACTGTAATAGGATCAACATCAATTGTTACATGGAATTTTGCATTTAAGCATTCTCTAATTAAACCTACTAAAGGTGTTGTCCATTCTTCTTTCCAGTTCTTTAATGAATGATTTGCACCAAAATAAATTTGTTCACTATCTTCTTTCATTACTTTATTAACAAATATGTAAGGCTCTTCTCTAGGTATTCCAACTACAAAATATGTTTTCATACCAAAGCATGGTGTTCTTTCAACTTCTATACCAGTAAAAGTTAAAACATCATCACGCACTACTTCTGAATCATATTGTCTTTTCATAATACTATTATAACACTTTTCCTATAGTTGTCAATACTAGATATCACCGTCTTTACGATTTTCACTTTGAATAGCTGAAAATTCACCTTGTGGATATCTGGCCATTAATTTTTCTTTATTGGTGTTTATAACATCATTTGGATTTACACCAAGTGCCATACAACCTTGTGTCCAATACCAAACTACATCACCAAGTTCTTTAATCATATGTGTCTTTGTTTCTTCAGTTAAAGGTTTTCCTTGAAAAACTAATTTTTTAACAATTTCAGTAAACTCTCCTGATTCTGCAGATAGGCCAAGTGCCGCTGTTAACAATCTTGGTATATCTCCATTTCCTAAATCATCCAACCTTTGTCTAAATGCTGTTGAGTCTTTTGATTCTTCACTTGTAACTTTATCTACAAAATCCGAATACTCTTTTAAATCTATATTATCTGACATCATCATCCTCCATTTTTTGTTTTACTTTATCTATTAAGTCATTAACATCTTGATGCCATAAAATTCTGTCTTTTGGAATTGCATCTATTAATTCATTAATTAGATCTCTTAATTGTCTGTATTTGTATTTTACGTTTGCGGCCTCATTTTTATATTCGTTTGCCATATACTCTGCTGTCCATCTTGCTCCCTGATCTGGTGGATAATTATCGTTCATTAAATAGTTTCTAATACCTTTTCTAAGTTTTCTAATTTTTCATCATTAGGATCACCTAGTTCTCCATCACCCATTGAACTTTGTGTTTCAACATCAAATAAGTTACTAAAGTTATTACCAGATTGTCCAGTCCATCTTACACCTCTAATATCATGTAAGAATGCCTGATTGTCTTCTAGCATTTCCATAGGTTTTTCTGATTTGAAAAAGTCTTCAACAAACTCATTAAAATAAAGTACATTTCTAGGACACCAATCACTGAATTCAACTGACGTTTCTTTTTGTTTTGCTTTACGCCAATGTCTATAATCTGGTTTATGAATTACTGATTCAATATCCATTATTTGATTTGCTTTTTGTACAATCTTAATATGTTGATTAACATTATGACCCATCATTAATGCATAAGCAAATGAGTCCCAAGATGTTTTACCTTCTTTACCTACTTTATTTAAATCGCCAGGTCCATACCAACAAATGTCTCCTATAGTAAGCCTTTTACCTATCTCCGACTCCCATGGGAACGGTATAGTAGAAAGTTTTAATGCTTTACTATCAGTTGCTTTGTCCATAATATATGACCATCGCTTGTTAGTATGAACCGGCGAAGTATAAACCAAACCATGTGCTGTTGCCACAAAGGCACTTGCACTATCATAAGATACCGTAAGGTTTGGGTTAACGTGCTTTCTTAATTGTCTTTGTATTGATGTTAAGAAACAAGCCCAATCTAATTTACTTGTACCTAAGAAGTGTATCCAATCCCTATTGTCAAGTAATTTAGCATCTCGCAATATAATTAGGCGTCGGAGAGCCATACTCATATCACACATATTGTTTCCACCAAATGCCCAACCTTCAAATGGAAAATGCTTAACAGCATCATACCATACATCCCCAGTTGGAACGTCAAAGCCTTGAAGCACGTTTAAGAACTTGGTTTGTCCAAGTCTATTCTTTAAAAAATATTCATTGTTATGTACTGTACCTGCAATACAATCACCATACGATTTTAATCCTGTTTTTGGACTATGTGTGGCATCACTTGCCCAACTAGGAATATCTAACACCATTGACCAATCTGCTGTAAGTTCTAACCAATGTAGAATCTTATCACGCATTGTGTTTGCAGATTTACCTTTGAAGTTTTGCCAATCAAACTTTAGTACACCTTTACCAATTTGATATCCACCACTGTCACCTACAACTATTGTTTCTTTTTTATCTCTTGTGTGAAACATTGATTCTTGAACCATTGATTTCTCAACATCAAGATGGGCGTGTCCTGCCGAATACAAACCATATTTGTAATTGAAGTAACCTTTTTCTTTATTAAAATAATTTAAGCCTTCAATACCATTTTCAAATCCTTTTGGAATTCTATCATTTGGTACAAATTGTTTGTCAGTGCCTATAGTTTGTTGTTGCTTACTAACGTAAGTCTGATAAAAACCACTAACCGCTGGTAAAAATACCGCATAGTCTTTGTGGCTGGCTGTTAGATCTTCTCCGTATGGTTTTGTCACTATTGGCTCCTAGCAGGAAGTATATATTCATATTTGCCAATGCCAGAATCAATTGCAATTTGCATTGCTCCTTGATCACTAAATGACATTGTCGCTTGTGAAGTATCACTTAATTTAAGAATACCTAATACTTGTGCTAACGGCCAAGCCCAACCTTTTGTAAGTTTGCCTTGCACATTTTGAGCAAATGGCATTTCAGTTCTATCATTAGCACCATCACCAATATAAAACTTTAATGTATCACCATCTGTCTTTGCAACAAATGTTGGCTCAAAGCCACCCATGATACTATTAAAATATGCCAAGTCTTTTAAATTTTGTGCTGTAGGTTGTACTGTAATATCCCATTCAACACCTTTAAATTTAATTGTTTTTAATTGTTCTTCAATTAAAGAACTAACCATAAATCTATAGCTCGAACTATAACCACTTGGAGTAGTAAACTTTAATTCTTCTGCAACATCTTTACCATCTCTAGTTGATGTAACAACTTCAATGTTTGCTCCATCTTTACCATAACCTTCATAGTCTAAATAACCTTTCAATACAGAAAGTCTACCCATTCCAATTAAGCCAGGAACTTCTTCTAACTTGTTGTTCAATTTGCCTTTTAGAACAACTGTTCTTTCTTCATCCATTGCTTCAACCATAGTGCCACCATCTGTGTTTTCAAGTTTTACTGCTTGAATGAACCCCAATGAATGTGTATGTTTTACAATGTCTAATAATACATCTCTTAACATAATATTTTCGCCTCCGACGTTTGTTTTATTTCTACTATATTAGCATTACTGCTTGTCATTGTCAATATCTTTTTTAGACTTTATCCACGCCCTATGATGGTGAAAATCAATTGACTGCATTGCCACTGATTTCCATATAGTATTGGCCTCTTCTTTAGTTTCAAAAGGTCCGTGAATTTTTCTTGTTTTTAAATTCATAGTTGTATAGTCACTCGGATCTGTATGCATTCCTTCTACTACGTAATACATATTATTTTGTTCCGGCTATTGAATTTGTGTAATCTACAGCAAATTGAATGTCTAACCATTCTTTTGGAGATAGTGTTGTTTTCCAACCTAATTTTTTTAATTCAGAATTGTCTGCTGTATTATCATCTGCTTCTGCATCTTGGCCTTCTTGTATAGGAACATCATATCCTGCGTGTTTTACAATGTCACTAACTTTGTTACCTTGGCCAGTTCCTACTTCATATGTTGCATTTTTATTTTGTGTGCCTGTATTAATGAATATCAGTACTGCTGATACAACATCTTCTACATAAATTAAGTCTCTAATATGTTCTGTAGCAAATTTAACTGTACCATTTCTTATTCTAGACATAAGCATTGTATCTCTAGCACCTTTACCAAATACAGTTGTAAATCTTAATCCAATTTGTCCTGGATGTGCTACTGCCTCCATTGCTTTTTTACTTGTACCATATGGTGATTTCCACCATGCGTGTACACAAGAGCTTGATGCATATACTACAGGAATATTATTTTTATAACATAAGTCAAAAATCTTTTTACTATACTCTACATTAGTTGTCCAATACAATTCTGGCTCTTTTAAACTACGTCTTACATCTGCTATTGCGGCCAAATGTACTACAAAATCAACATCTGCTGGAACTGTAGTAGAAGAAAAATCTTTAATGTCTTTACCATGAGCTCTATCCCATTCTATGACTTCATGATCTAATTCTTTTAGTTTTTTAGATAAATGGCTACCAATAAATCCTGTACTGCCTGTTACTATTATTTTCATATTATAAGTCCTTTTACAGTACCCGCTAGTATTACTCCCCAACATAGTAATAACATACACCAAAGAAATGCTCTTATCATCATACTGTTTCAAACAAAGAATCAAATACTGCTGACTTTTTAGTTGATTCTAAATCCCATCCTAATCCACTCATTAAGTTACTAACTTTTTGATCAATAATTGTTTTTTCCATTTCATCATGATCAAAAGGTAATTCTTTAAACCATTTTGGAATATTTAGTTCATCAATAGGATATGCAATTGATGTATAGTTCATTGGATTTGGTTTTAGTTTACACACAATTACTTTTTGTCCATCCATAATTGGTAACGAATATAAGTCTTTGTATGCTTCACGCATTTTATTCCAATTAATACTTGCTCTAACATGACCAGGTAATGCTGGCTTTTTCAATTTACCATTACCATTGCCATTCATATGACCAACTCTTGCCGTATGCTTACTATATCTTATTAATTCGTCAACATACTTGGTTAAGTTGTTTACACGTTTAGGAGTACCTTTTTCCCAACCAGGTCTTTCGCTAAACTTTCTTTTAAATTCTTGTATACCACTTAATATTTCTGTTTTATCTTTGCCTGTTAAAATTTCAATTAAAATCTTTGATAAAAAGTTTTGTACAAACTCAGGTGTATCTGATCTTTTTAAATCAAGACCCATTGCTTTTAATTTACCAGGCTTATCAACATCTTGTCTATGTCCTTCTAAATCATATATAAGAACTGCATATCTTTTCTTTGTAATAAACAATCCTTTTGATGCAACCATTTCTCTTCCACCAACAATTATTTTACCATTTTCAATTGGCACATTAGTTGCTTTTTGCATAAAAGATGGAAACGATTTGTTTACTTCATTTGCAACATTATCATATAGTTCAACTACTGCTTCTTTAGACCAAGGTAGTTTACCACTTTTAACATCTTCTTTTACCATTGAGTATGCACTAAAGTAAACCGAATCTGTATCACCATAAACAATTGCTTTACCTTTGTGATCATATTCACCTGCAATAATTTCATTTGTAATAGATGCCATATGTTTTGTAATTGTTCTACCAGTTAATGTAACTGACTGTCCAATCCTATGATCAAAAAATCTACAGCCTGGATTTAATATTGCACCATATAAACTGTTCAAGTTAATTTTTTTAACAAGTTGTCTTTTATCCCAAAAAGCAATAGCATCTTTATCATCATTTTTAATTGCTTCTTTCATATTACCTTGTAATACTTTTCTTTCTGCAAACCAACGTTCTAGTAATCCAGGAATAATTGCTTTTTCTCCTGTATTAAAAATAGTACCATTTGCCGATAAACACCAATTTTGATTTTGCTGAAATATTACTGCATATAATTCAGCACCACTCATTTCTTCTGTTGTGCCATCTTCAAAATCAACTATAATGTTTGTACCACGATCTTGTTCTATAACAGATGTATATTCTAATGTACCAAAAAGACCTTCCCAAGAATCAGCCGCTGACTTTTTCTCATTATATATTTTATTATTAATATATTTTTCTGTATGTGTTGGTCTTAACTGTCCAACAATAGTTTCTGGACCCATATTCAAACATCTAATTACACTTGGATATAGTGAATTAATATCAATAGCACCAATCCAATCATGCAAACCTTTTTTAGGTTTTGCTACATAGGCACCAACTGCCGCATCTGTTGAATGTGGCTTACGATATTTTCTATCAGGAATAATTAAGTTTCTTTTATGTGATTCATTTACAATTGCTTGTTCTGTAACTGCAACTGCACCCATTGTTGTTTGTAGCAATACAGTATTTGCGTGTGCTAATACATTTGACAAGTCAATAAACTTTAACTTCTTATCAAGTTTTGCCAATAGTGCTACGTCTTGTCTAGAATATGCAATAAACTTTTCAAAGTCTTCATTATATAATTGATCAAGTGTTCCTTCATATGCAACTTTCTTTTCACCAATTTCATATTCACCAATTGCATCTAATCTATAACTATGCATCTCATGATATGTATATTTTCTATATAACTCTAAATAATCTAAATGAACTCTACCAAAGAAGTCATATGTTTGTTGTTCATTACCAAACTTTGTAAACATTCTTTCACGTGGATACAAGTCCCATAAACTAAAACGTCTTACATCATCTTTACTTAAAACCATTTCAGTTCTGTTTACAATATATGGAATATCAAAACCTTCACTGTTCCAACCACTTAATATATCTGCATCTTCTATTAAATGTAAAAATGTATTAAGAAGTTGTGCTTCTGTTTCACACAATACAGTATTTTCAAATTTCTTTGCAATTGAATCTGCCATTTCAAACGGCATATCTTTTGGAGCAAGGCATAACGTAATTAAACTATCAAGCCAACTTAAATGAACACTAATTGCTGTGATACGTTGATGTGGATCATCTGGTCTTGCAAATCCACGATCTTTATCAAAGTCAACCTCAATATCAAATAATGCTATATGAAGATCTGGTGCTTCTCTATCTAAATAATTTTCTTCTAAACATCTAAACACAGGGTTAAGATCAGATTCATATAATCTTTGCCCTTCATAAAGTTTCTTTTCTTTTTGAAATGCTCTACTGCTTGTAATTTCAAACTTGTCTAATGATCTACCATATATAGATTTATATGGACCATCTTTATCTTCATAATAGAATCTATAACAAGTAGGATAACTTTTGTATACCCTCTTGCCATTTACTCTTTCTACAATGTTAATAGTGTCTTTATCTCTATTTAAGTAAGCGTCTACATAACTCATTTGCTATATACTTGTCCGAATTTGTTGTTTATAAATGTTTCCCAATTAATATCTTCTTGTTTGATGAATCCTTCACCTGTAATTTCATCTCTACAATAAGCTAACACTATAGCACAAACTCCTGACGCTGTCGACCTCTGAATTGCACTCATTCCATCTTCACCAAAAATACTTTTCTGATATGAACGTTCTATTAGTTTACCTTTAGATATTCCAATTACTTTAACTAACATAACTACAACATCTTCTGTTGTATATGGAACTTGTTGATCAAAAAGGTCTGCAATTTTATCTCTGTTTCTTTTTAATCCTAAATCTTGTAATAAGAAATTCATCCTGTCTCTATGTCCAGGATATCTAATAGTTTTATAACTTAGATTTTGTACTTTACCATCAAATGTTTCACACATTGTTGCTACTCCACCTGATGTATTAAATGCTTCATATTTTCTACCATCAATATAAATTCTTTCTACACCTGTTAATGGTGGAATTTCTAATTTTTGGCCATCTACAATTGCATCACATAAATTACAATATTCATTTATTAAACCATTAGTAGACCAAGTCAAATAATAACTCATTTCGTTTGATGGATAACGTGGTAATGCACCAACTCTCATTTGTACATCATGCACTTCTTCAAACTCTTTTGTTAAATTAGAACCTATGATATTAACTGCTCCAGGTGCCAACCCACATTGTGGCATCATAAATGTTTTAGTGTCTAAATCTTTAATATAACTAGTTACATCAGTATCTTCTGTTAAATCAAAATATGCTACACCCATTTCAGAAGCAACATAGGCAATTTTTTTATTTAAAAAATAAGGTGCCGCTGAAACAACAACATCTTTACCTTTTAAAAAATGTTCAATTTGCTTTTCATCTGATGCATCAATAGGTATACACTCGCCATTTGATGTATCTTTGTCTGCGACTGTTACATTGAAATACTCTGATTTTAATAGACTGGCTATGATTCTGCCAATTTTACCATTTCCTATAACTGCTACATTATTTTTCATAAGTCTATTTTTTCTTGGTACTTCTATTTACCTTTGATAGTTTAATACCGTAGGCATTTGCTAATTTTTCAGGTTCCATACCATCAATTGCAATAATATTGCTATAGTTAAAATCATACCATTTGCCATCAACATTAGATCTTGCATGGAAACATACCGAACCATTACTTTTTTTCTCTATTTCATTTATAGTAAAAAATCCTTTTTGGTCAAAAGTTCCTCCACCAAATTCATTGGCTTTATACCATGCTTCAATTTCAGTATCTACAGAAACAATATTACGTTTGACTAACGTATCTCCGAGTTGTTTTTCCATTTTATTTTTCTTTCTTTGTTAGTTGTTTTTCCTACACTATATCCTATTCCAAATGATACTGCTATCACAGTACATATAGCTAGAATATGCCATATCCAAAATGAGATCATTTTTTATCCTCCTTGAATTCATCAAATGTTATTGCTGTTTCTATTTTTAAAATTTGATCATGCATTGCTAATTTACATAACATCACATCATTTTCTTCAGCAAGATATAAAACTGGATTGCACCAATAATATTCATACTGTCCTTTTGTTCTTATCATTTTTGTTAATGACGAACCATATCTAAATCTAGTAGTATCTTTATCTTTAAAAAATCCTGTAAACCAGTCAACTGGAAAATTATTAGACGAATCAAATGTAATTTTATACCTATACTTGTTCCAAAATAAAGTTGTTCTTGTTAAGCAACCAGGATTATTATTTAAATGTTCATAATGTTTTTTGTTTAAAGGCTCGTGTACTTCTGTTACATATTGATGATTACTATCTAAAACGTGCATTAAGTCTTTTCTTGTTTTAAAAAACATTTGAAAATTTTTCATATGCCTTACACGATAACTATTTTCTGGCAATGTCTTCATCCATTCAAGGATTTTTCGCATTGCACCATACCAACCATCAATATTTTCATGTTGATGATACATTACTAATTTGTAAGGATACTCTCCATAAAATAGTTTTGTTGTATTCTTAAACTGCATTTGAATTAATTTCCAATTCTACTTTGTCATTTGCAATTCTAACCATTACTGTTCCGCCATTAATTAGTTTTCCAAATAATATTTCTTTTGCTAATGGTTTTTTAATATCTTGATCAAATACACGTTGCATTGGTCTTGCACCCATTGACGGATCATAACCTTTATCACAAATCCATTGTACTGCCATTGCATCTAATTCAATGATAACATTTTTCTCTTTAAGCATTTCATTTGTTTCATCTTTAACTTTATGAACAATTTTAACAATTTCGTCTTTAGTTAGTTTGTTAAATTTAATTGTTGCATCTAATCTGTTTCTAAACTCAGGAGCAAAAAAGTCTTTTACATAATCATCTGATTGATTAATATTTTCTGGTTTACCAATACCCATTGGTGGTTTCTCACTTGCTTGAGCACCTAAGTTAGATGTTAAACATAAAATTACTTTATTAAACATTACCATTTTACCTGTTGACGAAGTTAATTTACCATCATCCATTACTTGTAATAATACTTGTAATACTTCTGGTGCTGATTTTTCTACTTCATCTAATAGTAATACACAATTTGGATTGTCTTCAACATCATTAATTAATTGTCCAGATCCAATTGAACCTTCTGCATAACCTACATACCCCGGAGGAGCACCAATTAGTTTAGATACAGAATGCTTTTCTTGATATTCAGACATATCATATTTTAATAATTTAATACCTAATGAATCTGCAAGTTGTCTACATACTTCTGTTTTACCAACACCTGTTGGACCTACAAACAAGTATGATCCTATTGGTTTATTATAAGGTCTTAGACCTGCTTTAGCAATCATAATTGAATCAACAAGTTTTTCAATTGCTTCATTTTGTCCAAATACTTTTGCTTTAACTTTTCCTTCTAGTCCAGCATAATTATCAGTTTGTTTTTCATCAATAATGTCCATAGGCACTTTAGATATTTTACTAACTTGCTGTTGTATCATTTTTTCTGTTACTGATGGTGCTTCTGCCAATCTTGCTTTTGCGCCTGCGGCATCAATTACATCAATTGCTTTATCAGGTAAAAATTTACCATGTACAAATCTACCTGCAAGTTCAACTGCTAAATCAATTGTACCATCATCATATTTTACTTTATGGAATTTTTCATAATACTTTTTAATACCATTTAAAATCTGTTTTGTATCTTCTTTTGAAGGCTCATCTAAATCTAATCTTTGGAAACGTCTCATTAAAGCACGATCTTTTTCAAAGTTTTCTCTATACTCTTCAAATGTTGTTGTACCAATACATAATAGTTTACCTTTTGCAAGTATTGGTTTTAATAGTGTACCAAAATCTAAATTAGATTGTCCGGCACTACCCGCTCCCATAATTTGGTGAATTTCATCAATAAACAAAATAGTATCTTTACGTTTTTTTAATTCATCTAAAACTACTTTTGCACGTTCTTCAAAGTCACCTCTAAATTTTGTACCAGCAACTAATGATGAAACATCTAAACTATATACTATTTTGTCTTTAAGAGTATCTGGAACTTCTTTATTAATAATTTTTTTAGCAAGTCCTTCAGCAATTGCTGTTTTACCTACACCAGGTTCACCACAAATAATAACATTGTTCTTTTTACGTCTTGCAAGAATATGCACAATATCATCTACTTCTTCCGCTCTACCAATTAAATCATCAACACGACCTTCTTTTGCTTCTTTGTTTAAATCTGTACAAAAATCTTGGAAGTTGATTGCTGGATTACCACCAGGCTGTCCTGGCATACCACGTTCTTGTAATCCACCTTCTTCACCATAACGTTCTTTTGTTAGTTGTTCAATAATTGACTGTCTACTAACTTTGTGTTTCTTTAAAAAGTGCAATGCATAACTTTGTTTTTCACTTAACAAACTTACAAACACATCTTTAATACCTAATTTTTTTCTACCAGAGAAAATAACCTGTGTTACTGCTCTGTTGAATACTCTTTCTAATGCAGAAGTTTTTCTTGGGGCTTCTTCTGATTCTATAACAATATCTTTTAATTTATTTTCAATATAATCCATACAGTCATGCATAATCTCATCTGTTTCACCACCAATTTCACTAATAAGATTTTGTATATCTTTTTCTTCCATTAGTGATAATAATAGATGTTCTAAAACTACATATTCATGATTACGTTCAGATGCATATTCCATTGCCCTATCAAGGACCTGTTCTATTGGATCAAACTCTTCTGCCATTTTTTCTCCATATTTTATTTTGTTTACGTCTAGCAATATCTAATGCTAACCTTGAAACTAAAGTATCGTAAGTTATACCGTTTAAGTGATCAGTTTCATGTTGAAATATTCTTGACACCATTCCTTCTAACTTTTCCGTTACCTTCTTCCCTATAGTATTTACATATTCTACAGTTACATTATCTGGACGTAAAACTTGTAGCCATAAATCAGGAAAACTTAAACACCCTTCTTGCATTTTAACCATTTCGTTGCTTGTTTCAATGATCTTTGGATTAGTAATAACTGTATACGACTCTTTGCTTCCCATAATAAAAAAACTCTTGTTAATACCAACTTGTGGTGCCGCTAATCCAACACCATGACTTTTAATCATCAAGTCGTACATTTCTTTCCCATATTTTACTATATTATCCATGTCTTCGTCAACAGTTATTGTGGGTGTTTTTAAAATTTCTGATGGTGCATAAACTAGTTCCATTAGTTTTTTCCTTTTAATTTAGAAATTAGTTCTTTTTGCTCATCAGTTAATGTTGATGGTATAGAATAATTTAGTTTAATATACAAGTTTCCAAAAGTTCCTGATGTTGTTGGCATACCTTTTCCTTTAAGTCTAATTATACTATCTGGTTCTGTTAAAGGTGGTACTATAACTTTTACTTTTCCAGCGAAATGATTTACAATAATGTCAGTTCCTGCTAACGCATCAAACACATCAACGTCAACTGTAGTATATAAGTCATAACCTTTTTTGGTATAATTTGGATGTGGATACAATGAAAGAACAACATACAAATCTCCTGGACGTAATTCATGATGTTTAGCCGAACCAAGTCCTGAAAATTTAATTTGTGATCCATCATCTGCTGTTACTGGTATTTCAACTTTTACATTTTTATTTGATCCGTCTGGTGTTTTAACTATTAATTCTTTTTCTACTTTATTATAAATGTCATCTAATGAAACTGCTAAATTAATTCTTATATCTTGATTACGTAATGGTTTACTATATCTTTGTCTATGTGTTTGCCTGCCTCTAAAAGGATGATGATGCCCAAAAAACTGTTCAAACATTGCTTCAAAGCCTTGACCACCTCCCATATTAATAACTATATCATCAACTCCACCATTAAATCCAAATCCGCCAGGTGCTTGACTTGATCCAAACTTACGTTGTAAATCATACTCTTGTCTTTTTTGAGGATCTTTTAATGTATCATGTGCTTCACTTATTTCTTTAAATCTATTACCGTCACCACTGCTTACATCAGGGTGATGCTCTTTGGCCAATTTTTTATAGGCTCTTTTTATTTCGTCTTGTGAGGCTGAAGATTGTACACCTAGGGTTTTGTAATAATCGCTCATAATTATAGTATATAACAGATTACAAGAAAGTCAAGTAATTATTTAGGTTTGTTGTCTTTTTCTGTTTGCTCTTCTTCATACTCTTCATAGTACTTTTTATATTCTTCTAAAAGAGTATTTGTTTCTTGAAGTTTTGCTCTAATTTGTGCAAAGTTTTTGGCCAGCAATTCAAAGTCTTTATCTGACAAACCAAATAGTACAGGATCCAATCCTTCTGCTTCCATTTTAGCAAACACTTCATCAGCATTTTCGCTATTAATGATAATCCATTTTACTTTTTCAAGTTCTAATGGAGTTGGCATTGGATAATCTAATTTTTGTCTTGGCTCTTCAACTGAAAATATTTTTATTTTTCTTTCTCCAATTGCACAACCAGTTAATAAAATTGTTGTTAGTATTATTAAAATTATCTTATTCATATGGTACGTATGAAGGATTTGCTAGTGCCGGACATTCTGGATTAATCTTCGACCTTGTAGTTGCCTTCAACTCCTCTTCTGTGTGTGGTGCTCCTGATGCCAATTCAATACATCTTGCGGCATTTTCAGCACCTTTGTTTATTATTCTTTCAATTGATTCTGCTCGTTCAACAGCAAGTTTACCAATATCTCTTTTCTTTTTGTTAAATCTTTTATCTAAATCTTTTAAGTCTTGTTGTAGAACATTAATAAGACTGTTTAGTTTTCTATTTGATTGTAGAATTTCTTCAAAGTCTTTTTTCTGTTGATCTAATAATTCTTGTTGCGAATTGATACTTTGTTCTAATTGTATTTGATTTGCTTTTAGTATAGCATTATCAGAACGTAATTTCATAACGTACAATCCTGCGCCAGCTATAGCTGACATAAGAAGTGCCATAAATATTAATCTAAATCCAAACATTATTTTTTCCTATAAACTGTATCACAGTTCTCTATGTATTTACTATAATCGCCAATGCTATGATCTACAAAACCATCAGCTACTTTTTTATTAAAAATACTTGCTATGCTATCTTTAAATAATTTCCAAAACTTTACTGCACCAATACGTATTTCATGATTACGATCAATATAACAAAATTTACCAACGTGCTTAAATCCTAAAAGTATAAAAGGAACTCTAGTAACTAAATCTCTTTGATTTCTAAATCTCCATACTGGACATTTAATTGTGTTTATAAATTTTTTATTACCTGTTCTTGGAGATCCATAAGTAAAACATCCTCTAGCAAATGTTCCTAAACGTGAAGCCGCAATAGTTGCCGCCGCGGCACCTAATGAGTGCCCTGTTGTATAAACTTTTTTAGTTTTACCTGTTTCTGGATTTACTCCGTGCTTAAAAAATATAACTTTTATTTGATCCCAAATTTCATCTACATAAGTAGCAAATCCTGTGTGTACTCTTCCACCTTCCCATGCTGGTCTTTTCCAAAATTTCATATCAGAAAAAACATCTTTCATTTCTGTTGGTTGTGTACCTCTAAAAGATATAATAAAGTTTTTATCATCCCAAAGTACGTATGCTTGAGATCCATTTCTATCAACAAACTCATACTTAAGATGATCTAATTCTTGTTTACGTAAAAAATGTATAAATGCTTTAGGCGTGTAATATGCCGCACCACTTAATTTTGAAAAAAGTAATGCTGTTTCTTGATGCCATTCATCAACAACAATATTAAACAGCCCAGACATGAGTTGCTCCATGTTGTTTGCCTATACGTGCGATTTTATTCATACGCATTATTACTTCATTAAAATAACCTTCTGGTTTTCCGCCACTTATCATTGTAGCACCGCCGCCGCTTCTATCAACTGTTGTTGGTTCTTCCGGAGATGGTTTATTAATTGCTTTTTTTAACCATTGTGTTGTTCTTCCAATAAATTCATTTATATCAATTGGTGGTGATTCTTCTATATCTGTTGAGTATCCTAACTCATCAAATACTTGACGCATATTTGCGTTTGCAAGATTGAGATCTAGCTCAGGTTTGTAATCTGGATTTGGTTTTGGATCTGCATCATATGGATAGTCTGCTTTATAAACATCTGGATGATATCTATCACCAGAATCAACTGAAGCTCTCCAATATCCGTCTTTACTTTTAGCACCTGCTGTAAAATTCATGCTTTCTTGTATTGCCTGAACTAGTTCTCTAAATCTCATATTAACCTCTTGTAAAAAATTGCCAAGCACCAAAGGCAATTGCGCCGTATGCCGCAATGTTTACCCAGCTACCTAGAAATAAAATAATTAATCCCACAGCAACTAAACCCAGTCCACCATGTGATGCTTTTTCACTTAATCTGTCTAATAACCAACTCATGTTCATCTCCTTATTTTTTGTTTTCAAGTTTATCAAGCCTACTCTTGATATCCTCTATTTCTTTTGTTAGTTGCGGATGTACTTTTCTCCAAGCACCTAAGTCTTGGTTAAGCCAAGTCCAACCGTATCTATCACGAAAGAAATCAATTGTTGCGTCCCACTTGCCATAAACCCACACAGCAATTCTTGTGTTACGCATATAAGCAATAAACAAAGCACCAAATATAGCACCTGCTATTGCTGTCCACATCCATAATCTATCTGTGAACATTGCACTTATCATTGTTGTAATATATTCCCACATACTATTTGTACCTGTATACTATTCTTCCTTTAGTAACATCATATGTTGATAGTTCAATATCAACTTTGTCATTGTCTAAAATCTTAATATGGTTCTTTCTCATTTTACCACTTAAATGACCTATCACATCATGACCGTTATCTAATTTTATTTTAAACATTCCGGCTGGTAATATTGACGTCACCATACCGCTCATTGTTATAATATTCTCTTTGCCCATTAACCTCTGATTGCTTTTTTAATCATTTCTTCTGTTAATGAATGTGATCCACCTTTATAAAAATTTAAATTCCATTCTGTAACTGCTGTAATAGTTTTAATATCATGCAATACTTCTGAAACTGTTTTCATAGTATTTTTATTTTTGTCTATTTCTACAAACACCATGTAATTTCCATCTTCATCTGGACCAGGCGATACTTCTGTATCAATTACATCAATATAGCCTCTTTCAATAAATCTACTTAAATCTCTTGCAGGTTCTTCATCTTTGGCATACAAGCCCATTACAAGGATTTCACTTGAGTCACCACTTTTTGGTTCAAACTCATCGATGCTAACTTTGTTTAAAATCAAATGTTGTAAATCATTTGGTCTTAAACCTTCATCTGTTCTACTCTTGATCAGTGAGTAAAGCTTCATCGCTCAATCCTTCCTCTTGCCCTTGCTGTTTGGCTTCTTGGTCAACAACTGTTTGATCTGTTGCATCTGCATCTAATTCTAAATTAAAGTTTTCTAAAAACTTCTTAGGCATTTTAACATTAACTAACCAAACTGGAACTTCATCAACTTTTGGTTTTCTAGTTCCTGGCTGATAGTCATCATATGACTCAACTTTGCGTGGAGACTTATAACTATCTTTTTTATAAGATACTTTACAATCATAACCTAATAATCTTTGTCCACCTGACGGATCTGGCATTTCATTTAATGGATACATTAAAGTTGTTTCAACCCAATACCTACTAACTCTAGGACCTTCAACAATTTCGCCTTGATCCCAATTTTTATAGGTATATAAACCCATTTCATCTAATGCTTTTTCAAATTCAAGTAATGCGTCCAAAAGGCTAGTGCTTTTGTGTACTGCATAATGATTATTAACTATATTGTCTGCTTCCATAACACTTATATTTATACTATTTTAAAGCTGATTCGTCTAGTTTGATTAACTGCTGATATCCGCCAATATTTACATCATCTATGAAAATCTGTGGCATTTGACGTAATTGTGGATAATCACGCATGAATTTTTCACGTAATTCTGGCTCTTCAATACTGATTTCTTCATATTGAATGCCTTTATTGTTTAACCAAGTTTTAGCCATTGTGCAATATCCACATAAATTTTTAGAATATAAAACTACTTTTTTCATTATTTTCCTTCTACGTTGAATTTAAATTCTTTCAATGTTACAGGTATTGTTAATTTTTTATCATCTCTTATTACAACAACATCTACTGTATCACCAATATCATTATACCATAATTGCTTTATAAGGTCAAGTGAAGTTATTATTTCTTCTCTATTTACAGATAATATAATATCACCTTTTTTCAACCCAGCTTCATAGGCCGCACCTTCTTTTGGTGTATCTTCAATTATTACTATAGATTTTATTCCTTTATCAAGCAATTCTTGACGTTCATCTTTAGTTTCAACAGTTGTTACATGAATACCAATTGCTGGATATGTAACAAATCCTTGTTTTGTAACTTTGCCATCAGCATCATATTCTACAGTATTCATAATATGTCTAACTGAACGTTCTGCTAAAACTGATGGTAACGAAAATCCAACTCCAGCAAATGACCCAGTTTGTGAAAACAATAAAGTATTAACACCAATAACTTCTCCATGCATATTAAACAAAGGACCACCTGAGTTACCTTGGTTAATAACTGCATCTGATTGATTGTAAACAATCATTGGAGAACCAGGCTTCTGCCTATGTGTATAACTAATAATTCCTTTTGTAACTGACCATGGCATACTCATACCGTGACCAATTGCAATAACATCTTCACCTAATCTTAATTCTTCACTATCTCCCCATTTAACATAATCAGTTGGAAGTAATGGATCAATTTTAATTACTGCAATATCAGAAATTTCATCAACACCTATTATTTGTGCTTTATCAAATTTTAAAGGAGATGACCAATAATATATTGTAAGTTCTGCCGCACCTTTAACCACGTGTGCGTTTGTAACAATATATCCTTCACCATTAATAAAAAATCCTGTTCCTACTCCACGAATTGGAACTCCTCTTGGCGGCATAAGACCACCAAAATTATTTTCATCTGGTTCTATGACTGCTCGTTGCTCAATGTAAATGTATACGACTGATGGTATAACTTTTTCAACTATGTCTGCTGTACTACTGAATAATGAACTTTTATATTCAAATATGTTTGGGTTGTTTTCGTCTTGACCACCAGCAACATTAGTTGGAATTACTAATAATAGTAAAACTGATAGTACTGTTAAAATTCTTTTCATGTTAATCCTTAAAACTGCCTGCATCTAGTGACAAATCAGAAACCATTTTCTGTGTTGTCTGTACCGGTTGGCTAATCTTAGTTGACTCGTTTATCAACATTTGATTAAGTTCGCACATTATCGATACGGCTTCTTCCCGTGTAAGACGTATTTCGTTACTATGAGTTTTTTGTAAATTTACAACTCTTTCGCAGAATTTTTTTACGTGTTCGTAGTTTGCCATTGTCGTCTTTCTCGCTTTTTATTATTTATGTTAATTTGCATCTCCATTTCTGAATTAAACGGACCTGCAAACGACATGGCGTTTTCAACTAAAGTTTGCATCTTAGGGTTAAATGATGGAACCCAACCTTTGGGAAATTCCACGCAATAGTAACCCGCACAATGCCTAACCTGCGATTTAGACGTTTTTGTATAGGTTGGTAAATTATTTTTTACTTCAATATTAAATGGTTTAATCTCTGTTGGATATCCATTTACATCAAATTTTCCAGCTTCTGGCTGTTCTAAATTTTTTTTATTTACGGACAAAGGATCAGATCCTAAAAAACTAATCACTTCATCGTAAGTTTGAAATTCTTGTTTATTTTGTTCTAATAATACTTGCCATGTACTAGATGCTTTACGCATGGTTCCAACTTTTTGCTCATTTTGTTCAAGTATCCAAAATGAATCTTTAATTATTTGCTTGGCTTGTAACACGAGGATATCCTGCGTTTAAATATTGAGCATGATCAGTTGGCTGTTCAGATAATTTAGTTAATCCATATTTTGCACAAAATTTCATAAATCGAACACCAACTTGCTCAACGTGTTTTGGATTTTGTGCTTCATATATTTCTTTGTAAATTTTTGTTTTAATTTCTTCTGGCTGTTGTGTAAGATCAATTAATTGCTTATTTCTTTCATAGCATTCTTTTACTCTATGCTCCGTACCATTATGGTCTGTCCATCTTTGTAGCATTAAATTATTCCACATAAAGCCTTGATTATTTTTATCTTTAAATGCTTCTTCTAATTTTGTTTTACGTACTTTTGGATATGCTGAAAATACATTATCAGCACTATCACCTCTCATACATTTTTCAAATAGCATCCATTCTGGATTAGGTGGCATTTTTGTTAAACCAGTTTTTTTATCAACAATTGGTTTATCTTTTTCATCATAAAATCCATTTACTGTAACAATTTGATTTGCTACACCATTATATAAAGAAACATTTGGATTTATTAATTGATAAAAATCAGAGTCAGATGATATAATAATGTGTTTATCATCTGGGTGTGCCTGTGTCCATAATGCTATTAAATCATCTGCTTCAGATGTTGGTTCACGCAATACTGAACAATTTGTATTTTCTTTTACGTATGTACAAAAATCATCAAATGCTTCCCACCATATTACATCTTCTTCTTTTTCATTTGTAGTTCTTTTATCTAAAACTACTGCACGATTCTTTTTATATGGTTCATAAACATCTTTACGCCAACTACGTCCTTCTAAACAGAATACAACGTGTGATCCTGAAAACATAGTATTTGCTTTTTTAAGTGAATTGAAAAGTATATGAAATGCTAAACTAATTTTCGTATCAAGGTCAGTACCTCTTCCGGAAACGTGTCTAGCTCTAAAAAATGTATTTGCTGTATCAACTAAAATATGTGTCACGAATATTCTACTTTGCCATCTTCTAATGCTGTTTTGGTTACCTTTTCAGAATCTTGACCTTTTTTTAATTCATCAAAAACATCTTGATCCATAGTTTCTAATACAATACCTTTACATAAATCATCAAACCATTTGTTAACTGTTTCATCATCTGTGATTCCTGAGTACCCATTCTTACCTAACATATCAATAAAAGACTGATTCCAATCTAATTCAAAGTATCCTTGCTTTGGATTGTTTGGATCAAAATGCGTGTTCAGTACAGTTACATAAGGCTTGCCATCTATGTCGGCTAGTTTTTTTTCTAATGCAACACCTTCAAGATCGTTCTTTGCTTCAGCAATATCTTTTTCTTTGCCTTTTAAGAACCAACTTTTAGGATTATACTTAAACGGTAGTTTCATCTTCATGCTTATCCTTATTTTTTAGTTTTTGTTCTTCTTTTAATTCTTCTATTTGTTTATTAATTACTTTGTCCATTGGAAATAAAATGACATTGTCATATGCTATTGCTTTTATTACCTGTTTTAAATAATCTATATACTTCATTATATATGTATTTATTGATTCTGTCAAGTAGTCTTTCCAAGAAACTGCACACTTAACACTTTCAATTCTTCATTTGAAAAACTACTTTTCCAAGTATTGGCCTTATGTGTTAATAATTGGATATTATCTGCTGTATACCCTTTTGTTGGGTCTATCCTATCAATTGTACAAGATTGTGGATTACACCATTTGTTTTGCCACGTTGTACCACCACGTACAAATTCTAAAGTATCTCCTGTAATTGCACATTTCCAATTTTGATTTTCACCTATTTTATAAACATCAAATTTAGTTATTTCACTTGGCCAAGATTTTGGTCCTCTATTTTTAGCACGGCTAATATTTTGCTGAATAAATTTTAATTTAGTATTATCCATTGGTTGGGTATTTGTGCCTATTTTTTAAAAATTCTTCACTTTCTATTATCTTTCCATTTATTAGAAAACCCCAAGTGTCTGCTTTCTTACCCATAAAAAATATACTCCAACAAGGAATATTATTACCATCTTTATCTTTGGCTAATTCTAAATAATGCAAATCACTGGCTTTTCTGAATCTTAAAGATCCTGGACCTCTCCAATGTCTGCCTTTTGGTGTGTTTTCCCAATAACCACCTTTTAGTATTAATGTTCCCCAGTTCCAAGGATGACTATGTAGTATAGGTTCATCGCTCATCATTACCTTATGCATAGTAATATTAAAAGGAAAATTTTTTCTATCTTTTAAGAACAAATAGTATCTTATAAGATACTCTTGAGAGTTATCTCTGTTATAGATTATTCTTTTTCTATCTTTAAAAAAATCTTTTATGACATTACTTAATTTAAGCTCTTCTTCGATCACATCCATTTCCTTACTCTGTCAACTTTATCCATTTCACCTGGTTCAACTTTTTCTGGTACTGTGTATCCTTCTTGTGCTGAATATTCATCTAATTTTTCAACATCATCTTTTCTTTGTATTTTTTCTTTTGCATAAGTTATTAATTCACCTATACAATATATAATAAACACAATTAAACATAATACAAGCATAGCCATTGTATAAACTAATTTTGATAATGTTTTAAATATATCTAACTTACTATATTCTACTGATTTATCTTCAGCTTTAAACCATAGTTCTTTTATTTTAGATTTCATTATGTTCCTATTGCATTACCAAACAAATAAACGTGTACTCTTGCCGCAACATTATAACCTCGTTTAAAGGCCTTTTCTGCTACTTTACCAGCACCTGCTATTTGCTCTTCTTCTCTAGCACCTGTTGGCATAACCCATATTGGCCAGTCAACACCTGCTTCTTTAAATTGTTTAATTACTAATTCCATTTCTTCCCATTCTCTATCTTTGGGACCTACAACAAACTTTAATTGTCCTTTATCAGAAAGTTTTCTATACTCTGCAACTATTTCAGGCTTAATTGCTTTCATAGACTTTTCACCTGATACTGTAAATAATTTTGGACTACAACTGAAAAACACTTCTGTATCAATTGAGTTTATCCAATCTATAAACTGTGGTCTTAATTTCTGTGTTCCATTAGTTTCAAACGTCATTGACCCTGGCAAATTATTTTGCTTTTGTAATTCTTCATAAATTCCCACAATCGCTGTTTGTGCCAATGCCATTAATGGTTCACCACCTGTAAAACATAAATGTTGTCTTTGTCCTGTAACAGGATGTAAAAATAATCCATTTGGATTACTTTCATTTTTCATTATATCTACAATTTTATTTGCTAATACTGTAGGAGTTTCATACCCCATTAATTGTTTAAATTTCTTTGCCCAAGTATAACTTGAATCACAACCTTTATCCCACACAGGCAAGTCTTCAACTTTATCTACACTTGATACATCAAAATTTTCAAATGGCAATTCATATGTATCTGGATTTGTTGGATCTATTTGCCCAAACCCATTACATTGTAAATTACACAAAAAGAATCTAATCCATGCTGTTGGAACACCTGTATAATGCCCTTCACCTTGAATACTGTGAAATATTTCTGAATAGTAAAACTTCTTTTCTACAGTTTTACCAAATTCATGTTGTGCCAATGTCATATAATATTCTCCATTATGCAACTATTATATAGTATTTAGGCAATATGTCAACCTTTTAAATAGGCCAACATTGTGCCCACATCTGATACTTCAAACGGATCAAAATCATCACCTTTGTCATTTTTTCCAGGTTCTACAAACATTTTCATAATTGCACCATTTTTAACCAATGCTGAATATCTCCAACTTCTTTGGCCAAAACCTAAATGTTCTTTATTAACTAACATACCCATTTCTTTTGTAAAATGAGCATTTCCATCTGGAATCATTTTAACATTTTCACAACCAAGATCTTTTGACCAACTGTTCATTACAAATGCATCATTAACACTAATACAATATACTTCATCTACATAGTTACGAAGTTCTTTATATTTTTCTTCATAACCTGGTAAATGTGTAGAAGAACAAGTTGGAGTAAATGCTCCTGGTAAAGAAAATAAAACCACAGTTTTGTTTTTAAAATAGTCATCAGTTGTTTTGTCTTTCCAACCGTATTCACCATCTTCTTTTTGAACTCTAGTTTTAAACGTGACTTGTGGTACACGATCTCTATACATTTCGTTTACTACATTCATTTGTCTTTTCCTTTTTTCATGTTTTCTGCTTGGTATGGATCATCTGGATATGCACGTCTTACACCTTTTGGTCGACCTTTTTGATCTCCAAGTGTTCTTGGTATAAAGTGTACGTGTGGCCAAAATATACTTTGACCCGCTGACTCCCCATGATTCATTCCTAAATTAAATCCATCTATTTCTCCTGAGTTAACCATTTCCATTCCTTTACGATATGCTTCTTGGAAACATAATCCAATCATACCAGGAGCATCTGTGGTTTTTGGGATAAACAATAAATGACCTTCTTTTGTAGGATACTTATCTTCATAAACAGCAAAGCAAGGTTCATCATGTACTGGATTACGTTCTGCCCAAACTGTTTCTTTAAATTCTTTTGGATTTGTGTTTACCGCTTCATTGTGCCACGGATACGGTTCATCTGACCATCTGTTGTTCATATTGCCCACCATTCTTCCCATGGATATACTATCCAACTAGGATTTTCATTTTTGTTAATAAATTTTGAAACATAATCTACATCACCAAATTTACTTGGTTCGTTTTCTGTTAATACTGCAAATCTAATATTAGCTGGCCAATTTATTTCGCCTTGCTTATTCCAATCGTTCTTTAGCCAATTTAATGTATCTCCAGTATCATTAATATCATCTACAATTAAAATGTTTTTACCATTAACTGCATCTTGAGCCATCCATTTGTTTGATTCTGGTTTAACAGAATGATCACGCAATTTAATTTCTAATGTATGCATCGGCACCTGATAGTAATGACTTAACATTGTTGCAGGAATTAATCCTCCACGTGTTAATCCAACTACATAATCAGGTTTAAAATTATCTCCATCAACAGCAATTTGCTGTACAATGTCAGACACCATATCTTCTATGTTTTCCCAATTGTAATATTCTTTTTTCATATATGCATTATTGTTATTGGTTTAACTTGTTCTTTTAATTTTTTTTCTTCACTACTTGGAATAGTTTTAGTTTCTTTTACTGCAACTTCTTTTATATATTCATCTTGTAAAAGACTTTTATGTACAAAGAATCTTTCCATTTTTTTAGTATAGTGTTCCCATTTAGTACCAACATCTGTACCATCAGATAGTGTAATTACAAAATCTCTTGATAAAAACCAATCATATATTTGTTGACAACTAAATCCAAAACGTTCAGGTTGTCCATCAACCATTTCTAATTGCACAATTGGTCTTTGTGTTACTATTGTATTTTCTGCACCTAGTACTACAGGAAATTCATAACCTTCTGTATCTATTTTAATAATATCTACATTTTCAAAATTGTATGAGTCTAATGTTTTAACATCTACTTTTATTTTTTCAGGTTCAACTGTTCTTCTTCTTTTCTTTCCACTTGGTAAAGGTACATCAATATTTTCAATATGATTGTGTCCTGCATTGTCTTTTTTAATTAATATTTCAAAAGATCCTGGCTTATCACCTAATCCATTATTGTATGTATTAATGTTTCCTGTTGTTTTTAATGATGCTCCAAACTTTCCATTAAAGTTTACACTACCATTTAAGTACCACGGCTTAACCATACTTTCATCTAATTGTGCTTTTGCTAACACAATATTTTTAAGTGCCATATTGTATGTTTGTGGAGTTGGTTCGAATCCATGCACATCTTTTGCCCAAGTGGCATATTCAATTGTGTTCATACCAATATTCATGCCAACATCAATTATTGTTTTAGCATTTGGTTTTAATTCTCTAAGTCTTAATAAGTTTTGTTTTTGGTACGGACCAGCACCTGCAATTCTTTGTTGATAAAATGCATCGTCTTTGTAAATCCAGTATTGTCTACCTATTGAGTTATCTACTAGCTCTTCTATATAGGACATTAATTGCCTCCTTTTGTTATTGGGCGGAGCCCTTTATTAAATTACTATTATAGTAAATTTTTTTATTATTGTCAACTTTAATTTTAACAAGCAGGACAGTTTCTAATTTGAAATTGCCAAAAAGGTTTAAGTTCTAATCCAAGCAATAAATTATCTCCATCTATCCATTGGCCAATTACATATGGTATTATTGATGCAACTAAAAACACAATAATAATCCACTTATTCATATTTGGTTTTGTAAACATATCCTAAATACTTGGTATCTTTAAACTTTTCGTCCATTTGCTCATCAAACGTTCTTCCAGGAGATGATGTTTCTTTTTGTGGTTGTTCTCCTTGTATTCTATTTCTTAATTCAGTAGTACTCCAATTATGATCTCTACTGTTATAAACTAATTCTATTCCTTTATCTATACAAATTTGCTTACCAGTAAAATCTTTATCTTTATATTCTACACCTAGTATTCTTGCATTAATTTTTTTAGTTCTTAAAATATCTTCTACGTCACGTTCTGTTTGATATACAATAATTTCATCAACATATTTGCAACCTTCTAATTGTATTTGTCTTTCAATAATAGATTGCACAGGTTTATTTTTCGTACCTGGTCTATCAATAGTTGGGTCTGTTTGCAAACCTGCAATTAAATAATCACAACTTTCTTTTGCTTCTTTTAACATTAACACGTGGCCTGCGTGTAATAAATCAAATGTTGAAAATGTTATTCCTATCTTCATAGTATAAACAATTGTACCAATGCTATTGCATTCATTATTGTAAACCAACTACACAATACAATTACAAATGCCGCTTTACGTATTACTGCACTAATAATTCCTAATGCTGAACCAAGAAAGTACATAGGAATAAAAATTCTTGTAGCAGGATCTAAAATTGTAAATGTTAATATTGCACTTGCCGTTATTAATAGTGAGGCTTCAACCATTTCACACCAAAATGCAATTGGTGAAAATGTATAACTGTCTTTTACAAATTTTTTTATATGTGTTATCATAACCAGGTTAACCTAAATAGTGTATCAATTTTTCTATCATAAATTTGTACAGTAACATATCCTTCAGTAATCCCTATTGCTCTATCTGTTTCCATAGGATGTCCACTTACGTACTTTTTAAAATTATATTTTTTTGGATTTATTTGATTTTTTCTAAACCACTCAGTGTACTTTGTAACTTTTTTGCCAATGTCCATATCTTCCCAAACTTCATAATCTGCATCTTCGCTTGGTTTAAATGTGAACAATGTATGCTCTGAAACATAATTTGGTCTATTCATGGCCCTTCATGCTCAGCATCAAATCATAAAACTCTTGCCTTAGTGCTTTATTATCTCTAAAACCGCCTTCCATAATTGCTGTAGTCATATCTGATTCATGTTCACGTACACCTCTATGTGTCATACAATGATGTTCTGCTTTTACAACAACTGCAATGTGTTCTGTTTTTGCATACTTTTTTAATTCATTTGCAATCTGTGATGTCATTTCTTCTTGTATCTGTGGACGTTCTGCTATGTGATGAACTATACGATTAAATTTACTTAATCCAATTACTTCTCCATTTGGTACAATACCTATCCAAGCTCTACCTACAATGTTTTGAAAATGATGGGCACACGTTGATCTAATTGAAATTGGACCACTTGTATATAAACTTTTGTATCCCATATTTGGAAAACTAGTAACTCTTGGAGGTGCTTTAAACCTGCCACCAAACACTTCATTCACATACATTTTAGCAACACGTCTTGCTGTGTCTTGTGTGTTATGATCGTTGTCTGTATCAATAACAAGGCTATCTAATACACCTTGCATTTTTTCTTGTACTTCTGCTTGTAATTGATCTAATTCACCGTCTTTAATATATTCTGAAATATTGTCATTTGAATGAAACCGTTGTCCGGCATCTTTTAATCTTTGTTTTATTTCTTTACTTACACTCATTTTGTTCTCCCGATGTTAAGGCAGAGGGTTGCCTTTTATGTTTCTTATTATAACAATTTTAAATTTAAATTGCAAGATATTTTATTAGTGGATTGTGTGATTGATTGGAGGATAATAATTACCCTTATATGTAAATCCTGAATCTGGATGATTTAAACTTTCTGCTATTTCAAATATTTGATGATACATATGAGGTTCTGGAACATGGCCAAACTTTTCTACTATTTCAGCCATTGTAACTCTATAATGACCATCTTTGATTTTTTCACGAAAAAATTTAGCAAGTTCGTACATAACTTCCTCTTCTTCCCAGGAAATATAGTCAGGCAATTTTTTATCACCTACCATATCAAACTCTATTTCGAATTTTTTCTTTTTTTTCTTCCCCATGCGTTACCTCATAATTCTTTATAGTATTTAAAAGATTATTTGCAGAGAAGTATTTTTCAGTTAAATTTTGTGCTAATTTTTCTAATTTAGGCATTTTGTTATAATAATTTTCCATATCATGCCTAATCATTTTTATAAGTTTATCTTTGTTCTTTTCATAACTTTCATATGACTCTGTCCAACTTGAATCATATTTCCAATGTATATCATACATTTCTTTATAACTTAATCTATCAGGTACCATTGGCATTGCACCAACAAGTATTCCTTCGTATGGTGATATACCTAAAGTTTCTTGCGTGTTTGCACTAAACACCATTTTTGCTTCACCAAGTAATTTATGATACTCATGTTTAGTTAAATTTTGATCTTGACAAACAACAAATTCATACTCTGGAATATGTTTTGCTAAATCTCTAAATATGTCTGGTTGCTTTTCAGGAGCAATTCTATGTGGAAATAAAATTAAATTTCTTTTCTTTAAATTTTTATAATCTGTAAGTGCATCTTTCATATATTCCATTGGCCAACCAGTACGAACAATTTTATTTGTTTTTGCCTGTGGAGTTAGCCCAACGTATGCACCTGCATTATCAATTGACCTAACAAATAAATCAATATGAAAATTACTTGCAAAATGATTATGATCAAAACATTCAAAGAAAGAACGTTCTGCATATCTTACCCACGGAGCATCACCTATTAATCTACCTAAAAAATCTGCAGGGTCATAACTGCCGGCGTGCCATAATCCATGTGTAATAACTTTAATGCCAAGTAGTTCTGACATATACTTAACATTAATAATACCAGGATGCCAAGCATCCGTAAACACTATATGATCACCATCTTTAACTTTGCCTTCTGTAAATGCTCTTGCAAGTTTTTCTATTTGTGTTGATTTATAAATGTTAGTACCACCAAAGTTTAAAAAAGCACCAGGTGTTGTTGCTGGTGGAATATCTTCTGCACCTTCAACTACTTCAACTTTTAAACCTTTTGATTTTAATAACTCAGGAACATGAGTTTTCCATTGACAAGTATATCTTGTTTCTACTGATTCTAAATCTATTAACCAAACTTTCATTTTATTATTATATTATAATTTATTAAAAGTGTCAATCTTTTTTAGGTGTAACATCTTTAACCAATTCCATAAATTGTTGGTATTGCTGTGGATAATGTTTTTGTACGTGATCTAGCATACCTTGAACTGTAACTGGCTCTCCATCTGAAGGTCCTTTTAATACTTTCCAGTTATCATAATCAATTATAACCGTTGATGAATCCCAATGTCTTGTTTTTAATCTATCAACAAAATAAACGTATTCTTGAACTCGCCATCTGCCTTCGGTACCAAAGTTTTTCATGGAAGGGTTGGCTCCTTCTGCAGGCATATAACTATGTTGAAATACTACGAAATGTCCTTTATTCTTGCTCATACTACAACTATTTATTACGAATTGCTTCTAATTCGACCATAGTTGCCGCTAAATTAATCTCAGGATCTACTACAACTGCATGATTAACAAGCCCTTCACGTATTGATAATAATGCTCTGTTTTGTTTTTCTTGTGTGTCACCAAACCATTCTAAATTTTCATACATCTTTCTGTAAATGTTATCATATTGGTTTTGGTCTGCATTTTCAACAATATACTTTCTTGCTTTTTCAATGTCACCATTTTGGAACATTGCTACATACGTGATTTCTAAATTACCTTCACCTATATCACCATCTTCTGGCTTTTCTAACTTGTCTGTTTGTGAATTCATTTGACAAGTATTAATACATTTTCTTAAATCTGGATAGTTTGCTTTAACATATATATCAAGTGTATCCATATCAAATTCAACGCCTTCATTAGCAAGTATCTCACCTGCTCTAACAGAAAACATTGTTTTGTCTAATTGCTTAATATGAAAGCCTTGACATCTAGAATGAATTGCTGGAATAACTCTACGTTCATAATTACAAGTTAATAAGAATCTACAAGTTGATGCATAATGCTCCATTAGTCCACGCAATATTGCTTGACCATTTGGAGTAATATAATCTGCTTCATCTAGTAACACATATTTAAAATCACCAAATGGCATTGTTTGAGCAAAGTTAGTAATTTTGTCTCTCATTACATCTACAGAGTTTTCATTAGATGCATTTATTTCTAATATATCACCTTTGTCAACTTCAAGTTCATGTAGTAATAATTTTGCTAATGTAGTTTTACCTGTACCAGGATCACCACTAAACATTAGGTGAGGTATTGCTTTTGAATCAATCCAACTTTGAACTTGTCGTTCTTGTTTTTCATCACGAAAAACATATTCTTTAACTTTTTTAGGTCTATACTTTTCTACCCATAATTCTTTCATTATTTCCCGCCTATTAATTTGTTCAAGAGCTTACGCATACAACGTATAGTATAGTATATAATTGATGATTTGTCAAATGATTAAAACGTTGTTTTGCTAGATGATTGGATATCATCCGGTTTACTTTCTGAATATCCTAATATGCCTTCTGGATCGGCCTGTCTAAGATCAAATTCAGATTCTCCGTCATTTATTTTAACTGGCATAGTCCAACGACCATGTTCCATTAATACCCATTGGCCTTCTTTAATCCAATCAATATTTGACCCAACTGAATATACTTCAGCCCATCTTGGTCTAATACCGGAGGCACCATCACTAACTGAATCACTTTGAGCTAAAATGATGCCACCTTTGGATTTTCTCATTCCTTGATCAATGTTTCTAACAAGAACTTTGTTTCGCAAAGCTCTTATCTTACCATGTACTGTATTCATTTTTTTTTATTCTTCTACTTCTCTAATTTCAATATCACCATTTGGTAATTCAACTTCAACAGTTTTCTTTACCTTTTGTGTAGGTGCTGGTTTTGATTTAGCCGCTTTTGGTTTTGCTTTTTGTACTGGTGCACTATCCATTTCTTTTGTTTGAACTGGATCAATAGCGTCTTTAATGCTTACAGTTTTAACAACTGCTTTTGGATTACTCGCATAATAAGCCTGTGCTTGTTCAGTTTTAGTTTTAACAATATTACCGTTTGCGTCAAGTTGGTCTCCTCTAGCATTTGAATTCATATTTCCAACTGCTACTGCTTTTTCATTTTTTAAAGCAAGACCTTCCATATCAATCATTTGACCTTGGTTCGTTCTTCTTTGTGCCATAAATAATACTCCTATATAATTATTTATCTTTCAAAAATTCTGTTATATCTAAGTCATACTTAATAGAATCAACTTTATGAACTCCCATTAAATATAAAACATATGACGAAACTGATGATCCTCTACCAACTCCCCAAACTATATCATTATCTCTCATAACTTTAATTAGATATACTAAAAATCTTAATACATTTAATAAACCATACTTTATGTATAGTTCAAGTTCATTATCAACTCTAGTTTTTTCCTGCTCTGTTTTTGCTAATGATTTTATGTATGCTAATACATCAAGTTGTTTATATTCATCTGGCATATACCAATCAGATTGTAATGCTGTATCATAATCTTTTACTGGAATATCTAGTTTTGATAATGTTTTAATTTTTGGCCAATCAATATTAAGATCTGAAAGTACATTATTATACATTTCAATTCTTTTATCATTGACTTTTAAATTATCAATATTTTTACCTTGATATATTAATTCAACCAAATCATTACAGTTTACAACTGGTTCACCATAATCATTTGTGTTTGTAATTCTACCTGTATCAATCATTATATCCAAATTATATTATATAATTTAAGATTTGTCAATATCTTTGTTTTCTTTTTCTTGTTTTTCTAAGAATTCTTTAAGTGCCACATCTATTCTTTTATCACCTTTGTAGTACTCATGAATAAAATTGAACATCCAATCGACTACTTCTTTTGGCGAGTGTTCAATTATTAATTTTTGCAATATGTAATTAACTCTTTTTTTGAGTTTGTCCGGAGGAAGAACAACTTTTTCAGAAAGGTTTTCCCTTGGACTACTATGCAGATCGTCTTCTTGGTCGTCCATAAGTTTCTCCACCAGTGCGTTCATTTGAAAGTCTCTGTTTCCATTTTTCAGTAAACTGAGTCATCCAATTTGTTTTTAAAGCCTGAACACAGGCTCCATATGTGCATCCTGCTGGTTTGTATGTTCTATATAATTTATATGCTTCATGCTTAATTCTTTCTTCTTCAGCCCATTTGGCATATCTATCTTTAGAAGCTTGATCTCTTCTAGTTGATAATTCTTTCCAATATTTTTCTCTGGCGTGCCAGCCTTTTAATACTGATTCATCAACTAGTTCTCCTGAACGTCTTGCACGTCTCATCATATTACGAGTTTTACGTCCAACTTTTCCACCTAATCCACCTTTTGAAGTGTAACCTTTTTTAGTATTATTTTTTGGTCCTTTTCCCATTATTTGCTTTCCGGTTCATCGCCTACCACTGTAAATGGTTCTTCGTTGAACACTTGGTCGCTGATATCTTTCTCTATTCGACCTTTCATTTCTATCATTAAAAAGTCTAGTTGTCTTTTCATTTGAGCATAGGCTTCATTATAGCCGCCTCTTTTTTCAATAAAGGCTAACTTATGCTGAATTTCTCTGATCAACTTTACTAATTTTTCTTGATCCAAATCAGT